TTCCAAGGGGCGATGTCATTCCCCGCAGAGCAAAAGGCAGCACAAGCTCTGGTGGCTTTCCGTAAGTCGACTCGAAAAGGCTGGGCAGTATTGGGCATTTCTGCCGAGGATGCCCAGGATGTCGAGAAGACATTTAACTGCGAAGCCGCGCCAGTAAACGAGCCGAAGGCTCAAGCCCCGGTCAAGTCCACTCCGGTGGCGGCTGTCCAAGCTACGGATGGACAGTGGGAGAAAGCCAAGAAACTCCTGAAAGCCGGTAAAGCTAATTCAGAAGTTGCTTCCAAAACCGGACTGTCCAAGGACCAGGTCTATCGACTGAAGAAAAAGCTCCAGATCTAAAGTCTGAGTTTGGTGGGAAAAGACACAGTAAACCGGCCTCTCTTCCAAGATAGTTCTAGTCATGTCAAACTAGAGGTTATTTTGAGGAGAGTTGCAGTTATGTCGAACGTTTACCGGCCCAACCGGAAGGCAACAGACGAGGACATTATCCGACTGAATTCAGTTGGATTGTCCTTGTCCTCCATTGCCAAAGTACTGGGCTGTCATCCCACCACCGTCACCATCCGCCTGAAGGCACTTGGCGTCAGTCCCTCTGACACTCGGCGCACCTTCATGGAAGATGTTTTCATGTCACTGTCTCCAAAGCAGCAGGAATGGCTAACTCAGCAGCTTGGCCCTCATATTTCCATCAAGGACTTTGTGAGAAACCTGCTTGTGGAGGAGTATTTATCCAAGAGTGGGAAACCCGATGTCAAACCAACAAAGCCAAAGAAAGCAGCCTAATACCTTGAGCGCAACTCTTGCGTGGTTCGAGGCAGCACGGCCTACCCCAACCAACAAGCAGTTCCACACGCAGCTCGGTGTCCACTTCGAAGAAGTCGCAGAGATGCTTGACGCGCTTACCGCGGTCACGGCAGGAGCTGACTGGCGTCTGCATGAAGCGAGAGTTGCCCTCAAGGCATTGGCTCAGTTTCTGAAAACGAATCCCAACTCAATTACGGTCGAGCCCAAGGATCGTCAGGAGTTTCTCGACTCCATCTGTGACCAGATCGTCACCAGCTCTGGCGTGGGCCAGCATGCTGGTTTCCCGGTGGTTGAAGCACTCGACGAGGTCAACGCATCGAACTGGTCCAAGTTCGACAGCAACGGCCAGCCCATCGTCGATACCAACGGCAAGATCATGAAAGGCCCGAACTACTTTAAGGCGGATCTCGCCCAGTTCGTTCCGGCCCGCATCCCCGTCTTTGACGACGAAGCCGTAACCGTCTAAAACACCCCTCCCTATCCTTTCCCTCTGGCTCACCCCGGAGGGATTGGTCACACTCGTCTTTAGTACACCTACATGGAACAACTGAAAACCATTCCGCTCAATAGCGGACAGCAGGCCGCAGCGGAAGGCTTCATGCAATTCCTGTTCGGTCCTGCCAAAGAACTCTGCATCTCCGGCCCCGGAGGCGTGGGCAAGACGTACCTGATGAGCTACCTGATCGATCAGGTGATGCCCCAATACGAGCAGATGTGCCAGATGCTTGGCGAGAAATCCCGCTTCACCGAAGTGGTGATGACGGCCACCACCAACAAGGCCGCTGAAGTGCTGGCGGAAGCCACCAAACGGCCCACCCAAACCATTCATTCGTTCCTGAACCTGATCATCAAGGAAGATTTCAGGACCGGCCAGACTCGTCTCGAGCCAGGCAAACAATGGAAGGTGCACCACAACAAGATTCTCTTCATCGACGAAGCCTCGATGATCGATACGCCCCTGCGCAACAAGATCCTGGAAGGCACCAACGGCTGCAAGATCGTCTACGTGGGCGATCACTGCCAGCTCTCCCCGATCATGGAAGCGGTGAGCCCGGTGTATGTCGCCAATCTCCCCTTCTTCGAGCTCGAAGAGCAGATGCGCACCACCATCCCCGAGCTGCAGGCGACCAACGCCCAGCTGCGGGAGACGGTGAAAACCGGTGTCTTCAAGCCGATCCGGGCTGTCCCCGGCATCATCGACTGGCTCGATGGCCCGGCGATGGAAGCGGAAGTGGCCAAGGCCTTTGCCGAGCAGACGCACGACAAGCGCATCCTCGCCTACACGAATAACCGGGTGAAGGACTACAACGCCCACATCCGGGAGATGCGGGGCCTGGGCAACGACTACACGGTGGGCGAATTCCTCATCAACAACTCCGCGGTGATGCTGGGTAACGCCACCATCCACGTGGAAGAGGAGCTCGAAATCATCTACCAGGGTGACACCGAGATGATCCAGCTCGAGGGTGGCGTGGAGCTCGAAATCATCCACACGACGCTGGCCAACCGTTACAACGAGGTCTACCGCGACGTGGAAGTGCCGGTGGACCGGGATCACTTCGATCGGCTGCTCAAGTACTACAAGAGCCAGAAGAACTGGTTCATGTTCTACGACCTGAAAAAGACCCACCCTGATCTGCGTCAGCGGGATGCGGCCACGGTCCACAAGGCCCAAGGCTCCACCTACGACACGGTGTTCATCGATCTCGATGACCTGTCCACCTGCCGCAATCCGGACCAGGCTGCACGCCTGCTCTATGTCGCCTTCAGCCGTGCTCGCCGAAGGGTCGTCTGCTATGGCGACCTGGCCGAGAAGTTCGGAGGCATGACCCGATAAGGAATTCACCATGGCGACCAAGCCCGTCCCTGTCACCGCACAGAACCAGACCTACAAATGGCTCACCCAGTTCATGGACCGAGTCTTTGAGCCAGAGAGCCGAAGGATGCAGCAGGCGCTGGATCGCATCGTGGAAATGCACGAAGAGATCCTGCCCCCGGAACAACGGGGCTGGCTGTGCTTTCGCTACGGCGGGGACGTGTTTGCGCACTCCCGGACCATCACCGTGAACAAGGCTGCAACCAATCTGGCGTGGGCACTGAACGACCAGATGGACAAGTGGCTCAAGGAAACGCGAGAACTGCGCCTGGATAAAGACCAGATCCAGCAGACGCTTTTCAAATGTCTGCATGGCTGGAATGACCGGCAGGATTTTCGCAATCGTCTGCCGGAATGCCTGGTTCCCATCTACGGCTCCAATCTGGAACGCACGGTGCCTTTTGAGGAGGCGACATGTCATCTCACCCCGAGGGACAGACGGCAGTTCGAGAAGATCCTGCCGAAGATCCAGCTGTACGCAACAACCCGACTGATTTACTGAAGGAGCTTCACGAGATGCGTCATCACGTTTGGTCACAGCAGCCGGAGTATCCGGTGTGTCTTCTGGTCGGTCAGATCATGAAGGATGAGATTGCCCGTGCCTACTTTCCCGAGGGCGGGAAAGTGCATCAGGATGACGTGATGGTGCTCGACCTGCACTTCACCGGCAAGAAGACTTCGGCTGCCGAGATGCAGCGCTACATCAAGGAGCAGTTGCAAGGCACGCTGGATGACAACAAGGTGCAGTACATCCTCGTGACCGACTCCGGCTACTTCAAGACGCTCACGGGCGCCAACAAGTCCGATGCCAATCTCGGCTACGTGATGGACTCCAAGTTCGGCGACCAGAAGGTGCTCTACATTCCTTCGTTCAGAGCGCTCTTTGCTGATCCGACCGGTATCCGGGCGAAGATCAAGCAAGGCATCGACGCCATGGTGGAGCACGCAACCGGCGCCTATAAGGCACCCGGCCACGGCATCATCAAGTTCGCTGATTATCCTCAGACGGATGCGGAGATCGAGGCGTGGCTGGAGAAGCTGCTGGAGATGGACTGCCCCCTGGCCATCGACATCGAGGGCTTCAGCCTCAAGCACTATGCCTGTGGGATCGGCACGATCACCTTCTGCTGGAGCCAGGAAGAAGGGATTGCCTTTCCGGTGGACTATGTGCCCATCGAGGGCGCAACGGCAGCCCCATTCGGCATGAACGTGAGAAACGAGCATCGACGGGATCTGCTGCGCTCGTTCTTCGAGCGTCTCGTGCAACGTCAGATCTATCACAAGATCGACTTCGACGTGTACGTACTGATCTATCAGCTCTTCATGAAACATATCTGCGACACTGAAGGGCTGTTGCGTGGACTGCAGGTGATGCTCCGCAACTGGGACTGCACCAAGCAGCTCACCTATCTGGCGACGAACTCCTGTGCCGGCAACAAGCTCAGTCTCAAGGAGCAGGCCCAGTCATTCGCCGGCAACTATGCACAGACGGAGATCGAGGACATCACCAAGATCCCCCTGCCGCAACTGCTCGAATACAACCTGGTGGATGGCCTGTCCACCTGGTTCACGTACAACAAGCACCGCCAGAAAGTGATCGATGACCAGCAGGAAGAGATCTACCAGACCCTTTTTAAACCGGGAACGGTGGACATCATCCAGATGCAGTTGACGGGCCTGCCCATCAACATGCAGACGGTCAAGAAGGTCAAAGCAGAAATGCAGACCGACTATGACCGGTCGCTGACCATCATCAGCCAGTCGAAGATTGCGCAGCAGTATTCGTATCGACGGGCTGAGAAATGGGCGGAGAAGAAGAACGCCACCCTGAAAAAGAAGCGCGTCACGGTCGCAGACTGCCCGCAGGATGAGCGCGAGTTCAATCCTCGCTCGGCGCCCCAGCTACAAGACCTGCTCTTCGAGGTGCACGGTCTGCCAGTCATCGACCTGTCCGCCACCCGGCAGCCGAAGACCAACGCCAAGACCTTCGAGGCGTTGCAGAACCACACCCAGGATCCACACATGCTGGAGTTCCTGAAGGCCATGCTCGACTTCAAGCTGGTCGAGAAGATTCTGGGCACCTTCATCCCGGCGATGGAGAACGCTCAGCTCGGTCCTGACGGCTGGTATTACATGTTCGGTGGCTTCAACCTGGGCGGCACCGTCTCCGGACGGCTGTCATCCAATGAGCCGAACCTGCAGAACCTGCCAGCTGGTGGCCACAAGGGCCGCAAGGGCGAGTACGGCAAGATGATCAAGAAGTGCGTCGAAGCACCACCCGGCAAGATCTATGCGGGACTGGACTTCGCCTCGCTCGAGGATCGCATCAGTGCGCTCACGACCAAGGATCCGAACAAGCTCAAGGTCTACACCGATGGCTATGACGGACACTGTCTGCGGGCTTACTCGTACTTCGGTGAGCAGATGCCAGACATCGATCCCAATTCGGTGGACAGCATCAACTCCATCGACGGGAAGTATTCCGTGCTACGCGGCAAGTCCAAGGCACCAACCTTCGCCCTCACCTATCAAGGGACGTATGCCACCTTGATGAAGAACTGCGGCTTTTCGCTCACGCTGGCCATGTCCATCGAGGCGGCGTACAAGTCGCTCTACAAGGTGAGCATCGACTGGGTGCAGGACAAGCTCGACAAAGCATCCAAGGATGGTTACGTGACCGTGGCTTTTGGTCTGAGGGTTCGCACTCCCCGTCTGGCTCAGGTGATCCGTGGCACGAGCAAGACGCCACGGGAAGCGGAAGCTGAAGGCCGTACTGCCGGCAATGCGCTCGGGCAGAGCTGGTGTCTGCTCAACACCCGAGCCGGTGTCGAGTTCATGGAAAAGGTGCGGGCCGACCCGTACATGCGTACACGGATTCGGCCCTGCGCCCACATCCACGATGCCCAGTATTACCTGGTGGATGAGGACATGAAGTGTCTCGAATTCATGAACGAACACCTGGTGAAGGCTGTGCAGTGGCAGGACCATCCGGACATCTGGCACGACCAGGTGAAGCTCGGCGGCGAGGTCGGTATTTTCTTCCCCACCTGGGCCAACGAGATCACCATTCCCAATGGGGCCAGAGAGCCGGAGATCCTCGCCGTGCTCGATGCCGCCATGGAGAAACTCGCTGCCTGACTCAACGTTTCTTTGGGGTGTCAGTTAACTGAAACTCGCCGCTAGACACCGCTGAAATCGTCCTTTATCATCCGTCCATTAGAAATAAGTTTGAGGGGAGCCAAGGGAAACCGGCTCCCCTTCTTCATCAATTGAGGCCCACATGAAAGCTCCCGCATCCAAGAAACGTTTCTTCTTCCTCGTCTCGGCCACCATCGTCTTCCACGTGAAGGGTGTCGAGAACGCACAGCCGTCTTCGGTTCCGCTGAACGCCACCATCACGGGCGACAAGGACCAGCTTCCTTCGGCCATGATCGGCAAGGCGCAGCAGGCCGTACAGATGCAGCTGCTCAAGAAGCTCGGCGAAGAGTTCCAGACCATCGACATCGTCGATGTGGTGATCAACAACATCGTCACGCTCGGCTTCATGACCGAGGACGAGTTCCTCGCGCCTCCGAAGGTGGACGAGAGCGCAGCCAAGAAGGTGATGTCGGTCATCAAGGGCGGGCTCTGATCATGAGCGACGCCAAGCTCACGGGCGGTAAGGTGAACTACTACCTGTGCCGTGTCGACAATCCGCAGCGCAAGGAACAGGCTCCGTATCAGGCGGAGTGCGAGGACATTATCCGTGCGCTCGGCATGGACTTCGATGAAGGCTGCGAGTTCAAGGCACTGTGGCGCACGGCTGCTGCTCGTCAGGGCAATGGCAAGCCTGGCCGCAGCCAGACTGACCAGGCGATCTACGATGCTGAAAAGCGCGTGCACTACGCCAACCGTTCGCTGCGTCACTACCAGTTCGAGCGACTGGGTCAGGAAAGTGCAGTTCTGACAGAACAGCTGAAGCTCCAGGAAGATCAGATGAAGCTCGCTATCAATGCCATGAAAGGCTCGTGGATCGATTGGGAAGGCGGCGACACATTGCCAGTGCCGAATGAAACCTTCGTTGAAGTCGTTCTCCGCAACGGCCAAAAAATTGGCCGTTCGAAGGCAATCTACCGTGCATGGGCGATCCGCAACTGCGACGATGACATTGTGAAATACCGCATCGTCCCCTGATTCCTTTCCCTGGTTCGGCTGCCTTTCCACATTTCTTTTTGAGCACTCCTCATGAGAGTTTCCAATAACTCGGACATCTCGCTGCCGCTGGCAGTGTGGCTGCTCCACGATGAATACGATTATCAGACGGATGAGAACTACATCAGCGCCACCAAGCTGATGCGCCCTCTTCGTCATCTCGTACTCCCGCATCGCATTCCCGAAGCGCAGCGTCCCATGCCGGACGTGCAGGACTACATCGCCTCGGCGCTCGGCAAGGCACTCCACGACTCCATCGAAAAGGCGTGGACCACCGGCCACAAGAAAGCGCTCAAGATGCTCGGCTACTCGGACGACATCATCGAGCACGTGCGCATCAACCCCGCTGAGCCAGAGGAAGGAACGATCCCGATCTACATCGAGCAGCGTGCCAAACGCCAGATCAAGATCAACGGTCGGGTCTACACCATCGGCGGCAAGTTCGACATGGTGATGGAAGGCAAGGTGATGGACAACAAGTCCACCACCGTCTACTCGTGGATCTACGGCGGCAAGGACGATGACTATCGTCTGCAGGGCAGCCTGTATCGCTGGCTCAATCCGGAGAAGATCACCGAGGACACCATCCGCATCAACTTCATCTTCACGGACTGGAGTGCAGCGGATGCTCGGGCCAATCCCAAGTACCCGCAGTCCCGTGTGGCCTACAAGGAGATCCCACTTCTGAGTCTCGAAGAGACCGAAGCCTGGGTGATCTGGAAGCTCACGCAGGTGCAGAAGTACTGGGGCGTGCCTGAAGCGCAGGTGCCCAACTGCACCGATGAAGAACTTTGGCGCTCAGCCCCCAAGTTCAAGTATTACGCAGACCCCACCAAGACCTCGGGGCGCTCGACCAAGAATTTCGACACGCTTGCTGAGGCAAACGGGTTCTGGAAGGTCGAGAAAGGAGGCAAGGGAATCGTCATCACCGTACCCGGCGAAGTCAAACGCTGTGGCTACTGCGAGGCATTCGACATCTGTACACAGAAAGATCTCTATCAACAGCCAACATGATCGACCTCACCGGAGTCACCCACCATCCGGTCATCGAAGAGATGACCGACGTTCTGTGCGCCAAGTCCCAGAACCAGGACCGCGGATTCTTCCGCACCGAAGTTGCCTACTTCCTCGGGAAGATGGCTGCGAGCATGCGTGCAACCGTTGTCACGAAAGACCGTGGTGAAGTTCCGGTGAACGTCTATGCCCTGGCTCTGGCCACCTCCGGCTTCGGCAAAGGCCTCTCCGTGAACATCATCGAAGGCGAGTTCATGGCCGGTTTCCAGAAGCGCTTCACCGAAGACACCTTCCCGGTGATCGCTGAGAAGCACTTGTGGGAGGAGGCGGCAGCTCGTGCTGCACGTAACGCGTCCGATCCGAATGAAGAATTTGAAGGCGTCATGGGCGAGTACAAGCGCTGTGGCACCTACGTCTTCACGTTCGATAGCGGCACACCGCCTGCCATCAAGCAGCTGCGCAACAAGATGATCCTCGCCCAGTGCGGGGCCATCAACCTGCAGATCGACGAGATCGGCTCGAACCTGATCAACTCCACGGACGTGCTCACGCTCTTTCTGGAGCTCTACGACCAGGGGCTGGTGAAGCAGAAGCTCACCAAGAACACCGCGGAAAACACCCGTGGCGAGGATGTGAGCGGCAAGACGCCGACCAACATGCTCCTGTTCGGCACACCGGCCAAGCTCCTTGACGGGAGCCAGACGGAAGACCAGTTCTACTCGTTCCTGGAGACCGGTTACGCACGCCGGTGTCTGTTCGGCTGGGGCTCACCCGAGCGCAAGTCGAGTCACTCGATGACAGCGGAAGAGATCTACAAGAAGCTCACCAACCCGACCAACGACAGCAACATCAAGAAGTGGTCGGCGCACTTTCACAAGCTCGCTGACCCGGCCATGTACGGCTGGAAGATGTTGGTGGAAGAGCCCGTGGGCGTGAAGCTGATCCAGTACCGCATCGCCTGCGAAGCGGCAGCGGAGCTCATGCCCGAGCACGAAGAGATCCGTAAGGCCGAGCTCTCCCACCGCTACTGGAAGGCACTGAAGCTGGCCGGCGCCCTGGCGTTTGTCGACGAATCCAATGAGGTGGAGATGGATCACCTCATGAGCGCCATCCTCCTGGTCGAAGAGTGCGGCAAGGCCTTCGAGAAGATCCTCAATCGTGAGAAGAATTACGTGAAGCTGGCGAAGTACATCGCCACTTGCGGCAAGGAAGTCACGCACGCGGATCTGAACGAGAACCTGCCCTACTACAAGACGGGGGCTGCTGCTCGCACCGAGATGATGACGCTGGCCATTGCCTATGGCTACAAGAATCACATCATCATCAAGAAGAGCTTTGCCGATGGCATCGAACTCTATAAAGGTGAGACTTTGCAGGAGACCAAGCTCGACGAGATGACGCTGTCCTACGGCGAGCACTGGGCCTACAACTACCTCTCGGAGAAGGTGCCTTTCGATCAGCTGCATCTGCTGACCAATGGCACGCAGGCTGATGGCTCAGCGCTGCACTGGTGCAATCACTTCTTCAAGGGCGGTAACGAGGGTAAGGGCCACCGAGCCGAGGAGAACGTCATTCCCGGCTTCAACCTGCTGGTGCTGGACATCGATCACGGCGTGACGCTGGATGTGGTGCATGACTTGATGAAGGAATACAAGTTCATGACCTACACCACCAAGCGCCATCAGAAAGATGGCCATGGCGATCGCTTCCGTCTGATCCTGCCGATCAACTACCGGCTGGAGCTTTCCTCGGACGAGTACAAGGAGTTCATGAACAACATCATGGAGTGGCTCCCGTTCCCGACCGATGAAGCAGCGAACCAGAGAAGCAAGAAGTGGGAGAGCTTTGCAGGCGGTCAGTACCACTACAACCTCGATGGCGAGATTCTCGATGCCCTGCCGTTCATCCCGAAGACCTCGAAGAATGACCAGCACCAGGCGGAGATGAAGAAGATCGGCTCGATGGACAACCTCGAACGCTGGTTTGCGCAACGCATCGCCACGGGCAACCGCAACAACAACCTGCTCAAGTACGCCATGGCACTGGTGGATTCAGGACTGGATCTGCTGCAGGTCCAGCAGGCGGTGTTCGCCTTCAACGCGAAGCTCTCCAATGGCCTGACCGAAGACGAGATCCGTTCCACGATCCTGGTCTCGGTGAGCAAACAGTTCGGCAAGAAAGCAGCCTGACATCGACAGACGCTGATCCCTTTCCTTGGCTCAAGGAGAGGGGTAGCACAGGGAGAAACACATGAGCGAAGTGCAAGAAGACGATGTGCAGAGCATCGGCGAAGTCAACGACCAGCTGGTGCTGGTTGCCGGCTTCTCTGGCGAAGGCAAGAGCGCATCGCTGCGCAACATCCGGAACCAGGAAAGGTGGATGTACCTGAACTGCGAAGCAGGCAAACGTCTGCCCTTTCGCAACAAGTTCGATGCGTACCGGATCACCGATCCGTACCAGGTGCACGAGGCATTCGATGCGGCCATCGCGGGCCAGCTCGACTACGAGCCCGAAGGCATCATCATCGACAGCTCGACGTTTCTCATGGACATGTTCGAGTCGCAGTACATCCTGAACTCGGCCAACACCATGCAGGCCTGGGGCCAATATGCCCAGTTCTTCAAGGTGCTGATGCAGCAGAAGGTGACGAGCTTCGGCAAGCCCGTAGTCATCATTGCCCACCTGCTGGATGAGCTCGATGAAAAGAACATGGAGATCAAGACCAAAGTACCGGTCAAGGGCTCTCTCAAGAACAACGGCATCGAGGCTTACTTCTCGACTGTCGTCGTTGCCAAGAAAGTTCCGATCAAGGAACTGGAGAAGTATGGCAGCAAGCTCCTCGACATCACCGAGGAAGAGCGGGAACTGGGCTTCAAGCACGTGTACCAGACCCGTACCACGAAGCAGACGACAGGCTATCGGGTGCGCAGCCCGATGGGCATGTTCGACAAGGCAGAGACGTACATCGACAACGATGCACAGAAGCTGCTGGATCACCTGAACGAGTTCTACGACCTCTAAACCAACGAACTCAAAACATCAATCAACGGAACCAAAAGAAAACATTATGAGCACTCTGTTCGGCAACCTCAGCAGCGAAGGCCTCGAAGAATCCACCGACCGTCTGGGTGGTGGCTTCGGCCCGCGTGACAGCGACATCTACGACTTCGAAATCAAGGCCATGTACGCCGGCCAGTCGGCAACGCCGGGTTCGCAAGCACGTTCGATCACCTTCATCGGCACGGAAGGTGGCAAGGAATACCGCGAAACGTTCTGGATCACGAACGCCAAGGGCGAGAACTTCTTCCTCGCCAAGGACAAGGACGGCAAGCCCACGGGCAAGAAGTCGCCCCTGCCGGGTTTCACCATCGTCGATGACATCTGCCAGATCGCGACCGGCAAGCCGCTCTCGGAGCAGGATGCCGAGGACAAGATCGTCCAGGTCTGGGAAGACGGCAAGCAGGTCAACAAGTCGGTGCCGATGCTCATCGACGCCATCGGCCAGCACGTGGCACTCGGCGTGATCCGCCGCAAGGTCAACAAGAACGCCAAGAATGACGCAGGCGTGTACGTTCCGACCGCGGAAGAGCGCGAAGAGAACGCCACCGACAAGGTGTTCCACCCGGAACTGAAGTTGACCATCGTCGAAGCCAAGGCCGGTTCGGACGTGGCCACCTTCTGGGATGCGTGGCTCGACCTGAACAAGGGCAAGACGCAGGACCGCCGCAAGATCAAGGACGGTCAGGCAGGCGCAGCAGGTGCCCCGCAATCGAACCGTGCAGCAGCGCCGGCTCCGGCTGCAGGCGGTGACGCTGCTCCGCGCAAGTCGCTGTTCGGCAAGAAGTAACGCCATGAAGATCCGTGTCTGCGGCATGGATCCCTCAATGAGAAATTGGGGGATCGCAGAAGCTGACCTGGATCTGGATTCTGGCGTGCTTGATACACCGATCCTCTCCCTGGTTCAGGGGGAGGATCTCGAAGGGAAGCAGGTTCGCCAGAACTCCAGTGATGTCCACCTGGCCACGACGCTGTGCAAAGGGGTGTTCCCCGCTGCACGCCGGTCCAAGGTGATCTTCGTCGAAGTGCCGGTTGGATCCCAATCGGCCTACGGCATGAAGTCCTACGGGATCGTCTGTGGGGTGCTCGGTGCCCTTCGAGCAGAAGGCCACGAGATCATCCAGGTGAGCGCCTTGGACGTGAAGGAGATCTTCACGGGCAAGAAAGACGCCACCAAGAAACAGATGATCGCCCAGGCAGTAACGGAGTATCCGGCAGCGAACTTCCCCGTGCACAACGGCAAGATCAGCGCCGCGAAAGCAGAACATTGCGCAGACGCCATAGCAGCCATTCACGCGGGTGTGCAGACACCCATGTTTCAAAATCTCATGCGACTTTTCGCAAAGGTGTAAAGATGCAGATCATCATCGTCGAAGCAGAAATCAAGCAGGCCATCAAAGACCTCATCCTCAACCAGATGAGCATCAAGGAAGGCATGGATGTCGAGATTGACCTGAAGGCTACCCGTGGTGAAGCGGGCTTCATGGCCACCATCGACATCGTGCCGGCTAAGGCCGCAGCACCGGTCAAGGCAGAAGCGCCGGCAGCTCCGGTTGCCAAGCCGGTCACCAAGACCGTCGAAGTGAAGAAGGAGCTGCCGACCTTCACCCCGAAAGCTGAAGTGCCGGTGAGCCAGGGAAAGGAACAGTTGCCGGCAGAAGAGCCGCCCGTCGAGGGGATGATCGAGACTTCGGACTCGACGAGTACCGAGACTGCTGGCCCTGGCAGCGAAGCAGCAGCCGAGCCGAGCTCGACGGAACCGCAAGCTGAGCAAGACCAGTCGGCAGAAGCGAAGCCCGCAGGCCGTAGCCTCTTCGGCAATCTGAAGCGCGTGTCGAACAGCTGATGAATCCGCTGGCAGTCGTCATCCTCGTGGTGGCGGCTGTGGTTGGTCTCACAGTTGCCATCATCGCAGCAGCCCCCTACATCGCCATGGGCATTGTGGCAGTGGGGGTAGTCTACGCCGTACTGAGCCAGGGGAAAGACGAGGATGATCCTCCCCCTGGCCCACCTACGGTAAGATGAAGTCCTCACCCTGAGAAAGTGAGAGATGCAGTAGTACAAAACCCCCAAGCCTGAGAGACTTGGGGGTTTTTCTTTTTACCGGCTCAGGATGTTCTCCAGTGGCAGCATCATCGGGGCGTGGAACAGTTGCCCGAAGCCGAAGCTGTAGTGGAGTTTCCCACTCGCCGCCTGCGTGAAGATGTTATCCGTGATCGGCGTGCCAATCGAGCCAAGGAGCGGAGGGGTCGGCGCCAGTCCCGCCAGCAGCGCATGCACCGGGTTATTCCGGATCATGCTCAAGGCCACCTTGGCCGAACGGATCTTGAAGTTGTAGAACCACATCAGACCCATCGACTCGACATAACCCCGGAAGCGGCCCGGCAGACGATCGTAGTTCACGTACTCTTCGGTCACTCGAGCCAGTGCGTATTCGCGGCTCTGCTTCTTACGCTTGGTCAGATCGTCATACAGAATCGCCTTGGCGAGGAAGTCCCCGTACTCCACCGCCGTCTGCATGCCCTTGAAGAGCGCCGTGTCCTTGGTGATCATCGCATAGCGGCCTGCGGTGCGAATACCTGCCGGCAGCTGGTTCACCTTGCGCTCGAAGTACTCGCTCAAGCGGCCCGAGGTGAGCTCCACTTCCTCGGCGGTGGCCTGACCATCGGAGATGGCGGAGAACTCACCCGCTTCGATCAGCGGCCAGATCGAGAGACGCTTGTGCGAATCCCGGATCGACTGGATCTCGGCCTTGAGCTTACGCGCCACATCCACCTTGCCCTGACCTTCGGCGGCACGCAGCTCCGCATCAGCTTCGATACGGCGCAGCTCGGAGGCAACGTAGGCCTTCACCTCAGCCGTTTTTCTGGGCATGCCGGTGATGATGTCCTTGATCGGCACACCACGGGAGGCGAGCTGGTAAGCGTTGGACACCAGGTTGGAGATCGGCACCACCACCGACTTGACGACGATCATCGTCTTGGCATCGGATACGAAGTTCTGCCACTTCTTTTCCGCCGTCACCGCATACTGGTAGGCCTTGTTCCCGAACACCGACATGGCGATACGCTGAACCTGCTTCTGCGTATCGTCAGACCAGCGGGAGTTGCCTGTCCACGCATCGCCCACCGAGGCCGAGCGGTAGCCCAGTGCATCGTTGAGCATATCCCGGCGCACGAAAAACTGCTTGCCGAACTTCTGCTGGATCTGTTGCTTCATGGCCGGTGTGATCAGCTTCACCGCATCCGCCAGCACCGGATCCTTTGCCAGCTCACGCTTGTCGAACACATCGATGTAGCGGTCTTTGTTAGCTGCATCCTTGGCCATGTCTGCGTCATACATATCGGCCAGACGGTCAATCAGTTGCGTGTTGTAGTGGGAAGCCAGTTCCTCTTCCACCTGACGGCCACGCCACACGCCGAGCATCTCATGCAGACGGGTGTTGAACTGCAACTTGCTGTTCACCATCTCCGGATTCAGCGACCGTTCGTAGGCGACCACTTCGCCTTGATCGTTGAAGATCGGCAGCAAGTGTTCCTTGTCCCCTTCCAGACCTGCGGAGACCAGCGACTGGATGCGGCTCACTTCCTTGGGACTCGTGATCCGGCCAGCAGACGCCATCTGCGAGTAACCCGACGCCACATCTACACCACCCGCAGTCTGACGAACATTCTGCAAGATGCCCTGCTGGAACGCATTGCGACCAGAGACCGGCAGGAAGTAGTAACCCTTCTTGGTCTTTCCTGGCTCAGCGCGGCTGCCTTCGTAGTCACCGATGCGCACATACGAACGCTTGGTGAGTTCCGCGTACTCCGAGTCATCGGCGACGATCAGTGACGTACCGGCCTGCTGCACTTGGGGAATGTAACCCTTGAAGTGATTCAGCAGTGCGCGGTCATTGGACTGAGCCTTGGTCATCTCATCTGCACGCTGACCTTGCAGGTAGGACAGGGCAAACTTCATACCCTTCTCTTCCTGGTTCGCCAGCATCGAGAGCTTCATGTGCTCGACATCATCGAGCTGCTCCAGCGCATAGAGCGAGGTGAGCATGTCGATGGGCTTGACCAGATCCTTGCTGGCCTTGCTGACCAGCCAGTTGGGCGTGCCGGCCATGCGGGCAATCGCATGGGCATTGCGCAACAGATCCGACGAAGTCTGACCCGTCACCATGTACTTGGCGAGCTCCTGCATCTTCTTCTTGCGGAAGTCGAAGTAGGGCTTGTCCAGTGACTGGATCTGGTCTTCCAGTTCCTTGATCTTGGTTTCGCGTGCCTTGCGATCCTTGAGCATCGACAACACTTCGTTCTGCGACATCCCTTGAGCCAGGGAAGCGAGATCGGTCTTGCCCATGCCCTTATGCAGCAGATCCCACTCAGCTTCCGTGAGATTCCTGCTGAACTGCTTGGCGATGATCTTGGGCACTTCCTCGCGGAACTGCTGACGCATCTTCTGGACCATCGAGCGCACGGCCTTGATCATGTCGTAGACCTCGGCATTCGAGGCGACACGACCGATCATGTCGTGGATCAGATCGGTGAAAGGCTTGAACGCCTGGAT